GTATTAACTGACTGAGACTGACACACATAGGGCTGACGCTGGTAGGCGTGTTCTATGACCCATATCTGATTGATCTCAGGTGCGGTCTTGAATACTTCTTTTTCTTCCTCAGATAGCGCCGTAAGCCCTGCAACAGAGCCTTCAGCAGCAGAAATATCCTTCCATGTTTTCTCATTGTTTATACCTTTGTCCTCCAGTAGCTTCTCTAGGTATTTGTTCTTTACACGGTAGCTGCCACTCAGAGTCTTGTGCGTAAAAATGTTAGCACGCGAAGGCTCAATCGAAGGACTAGTTCCACCACATATAATACTGCTGCTGGCATTAGGAGCAATAGCAAGGAGATGTGAGTTACGGCGACCACTGCCAGCCATATCAGGAGCTTCCCCACGACTTCTACCCAGAACTTTACTAGCGTCCAACGCTCTTTCCTTGATGAGCTTGAAGGCTCTATTATTAAATGATGCAGCGTAAACTCCCTCGAAAGGGAGTCCAGAACGTTGAAGATAAGAATGAAAGCCCATTGCACCAAGGCCAATCGCCCTTTCTCTATATGCGCTATAAGCGGCTCTTGCAAAGCCTTTTTTATCCAAGTCAACATGATACTTAAACTCCTGCAAGCTATTACATTGTTCCCTTATACCCACTGTCTGTATAGCATTATCTATAAAGTGTTCCAGTGTGTTGTCCAGCATAGTGATTAAATCAGCTATGAAGTTCTCATCATCTTTCCACTCATCAAAGTATTCTAAGTTAACACTTGACAAGCAGCATACTGCTGTACGTTCCTCACTTGTAGGCAAGGTAATCTCAGAGCATAGGTTACTCTGTCGTACAGACAGCCCTAAGTCCTTCTGCTCCTGTGGTAAGTATTGATTACATCGGTCTGTGTTGACAATGTACGGCTCACCTGTCTCTGCTCTGGTGTGTACTAGCTGCCACCACAAGTCCCGTGCTGGGACTGTCTTTATAGCTTGCTTTGACTTAGGGTCAATCAGACGCCAAGGTAAGTCATGCTCTACTGAATAAAGAAACTCATCAGATATATTAACCCCGTTATGTAGATTAAGACACTTGCGGTTAAGATCGCCGCCAGTAGTCTTTCGCATAGCAATAAATTCTTCAATCTCTGGATGGCTAATGTCCATATACGCTGCATAAGCACCTCTCCTTGTAACACCTTGGTTGAAAGCCAGCATCTGACTATCAACTACATGCATAAAAGGTATACTCCCAGTTGATTGAGACCCGTTAGAAGTAGCCACGCCGTTACTGCGAACAGCACCCCAATACCCACCCAGACCGCCGCCGCTGGAAGTGAGCCAAATGTTTTCATCATAGTGAGTTGATAGACCACCTCTGGAGTCAGGCACAAAATTAAGAAAGCAACTAATAGGTAAGCCACGGGTAGTTCCTCCATTACTTAGTATGGGTGTACTGAACATGAACCAGCCTTTACTGGCGTAGTCGTACAGGCGCTGTGCTAGGTCAAAGTCTGTAGTCCCTTGATAGGTTGCACTGTACACAGAAGCGCGTGCAAAGGCTTCCTGTGCGTATGTCTCGTCCTCCCAGAAGTACCTGTCCTTCAGTGTGTTCAGAGAGAAGTCATTTAGGTCTTTCTCTCTGTCGTAGTCTATAGTAATCCCAAGGTAGTCTTGAGTGCCTGTCTTATACTGCATCTTGATTGTCCAACAAAAACTTCATCAATCGTTCCTCGTACCAACGTGCTTTGCGTAGGTCTTCAAACGGCTTCTTCTTGTACCTGAATCTCCACCTATATTTTAACGCATTTCCACGTAAATAGCCAATGTATTCGTCCTTATTTAACATTGCCTCTATAGCTTCTATGCACTCTATACTACCGTTGTTGTAGTGTGGTGGGTTGTCCACCATATTGGTGTCACCAAAGACAGGATGCTCGTTTGGCGCGTTGTCTTCTTCCTCGTCCTGCCACTGCACTTGGTACTTGTACTTCTTGTTGATTCCAGTCCATGCGTCTGGGCTTTCGTCATCAATGCTCGTCTTCTTCGTCTGTGTCTGGTCTTGTGTCATCTTGTAGTTCTTCCTCAAACATTTCTAGTCGGTTAATCAGCTTGTCTTCAAACCTGTCAAGTATTTCTTCACTGGTCAATTCCAAGTATTCTACTAAATCATCAGGGTCATATCTTTTCAGTATCATTTCCCTAATCTCATCCATTGTTAAATTATTTTGAGTCAACATATTGCATCAACTTGTCAAAGTCATTTAGTGTGTAGTGTTTGAATCCTTCCTTCTCACACCACTGCCCCATAGTCATCTTAGCGCCCTTGCGTAGCTTCTTGTTGGGATCTGATAGTACAAAGATTAACTCTCTGTAAGGCGCTATGCAGTCCCTGATGGCTTTGTACTTCATTGTGTCGCCTGTCCTGAAGAAGCCCTTTAGTTCCAATAGTGTCCCTGTGCGTGTATGTACGAAGTCTGGTTTGTACTTCCTGTGCATAACGTAGGGGACATCAAATGGTTCATACTTAAACTTACGCTTTGGTGCTATGGCTGCAAATGAAGCCTCTAGCCCTGACCTGTAAATACTGTCTTTACGTAATCTTGATCTCTTGGACTTTAGGCTCATTTGCCACCTCTGTTAAGTATCTTGGCCCGTAGGAGTACGCAAAAGCGCGCAACTGGGGATAACACGAAAGTTTGAAGTGACAGTAAGAGCAACCTGTATCTAGTTTCTGGTTCCCACTCTTTCCATCTGGCACAGGCGCGTAGCAATGCTCTGGCGCGTCCGGTGCCTCTACGACCTTTTTTACGTGCTTGATCCTCTCTACTATGTCTTCCTTCAAGACCTCGTACACAGGCGCTTGTGTGTCCTTCAGGTCATACTTCAGGAAAGTTAGATGTCCGTTCTGCTTGTCCATTGCAAGCCATCCAAACTCTGTCTCACCCTCCGAATGAGCATAAGCCTTGATCTGATCTATATAACCAAAAGGATCATCAAAAGCCAGCGTTGCGTCCTTAAACTTCTTAAACCCGTAGCTGCTGGCTGACTTGACATCGGTTACTACTCCATCTATGCGACAGTCCATGTGGCCTACAATACCTTCCACCTCGCACACTTTCTGCTCGTCCGTAACCTCATGCCCAGATAGGCGTGTCAGGAACAAAAGCATTTCCTCAATCAAATGCCCGTACAGGAACTTGACTAGCGTGTGTGGCTGCATCGGCTCCTTCGGGCCAGCATTGTTGTAGTGGTTCCACAGGTATCTGTCGTCCTTACCTATGTTTGACAGGCGCAGCTTACGACCATCGAAGACACCGCGATTGGTGAACTCTTTACGCATCAAGTCCTTGACTGCCTCGCCAAACTTCTCAATCTCTGCTTCAGCGTCTACAGACCTATCTACGTTCTTGGTCTTCACCAGTTTGTAGATGTCATCGACTAGTGTATGTGTTGTTTTCATTTTGTTTCTCTATGCTCTACAAACCTAAGTTTACGTGTGATTGGATTGAAACCAAGAAAGACAACATTCAAATCTTTTTGAAGCTGGCTCCTTTGTGCAGGCGTGCTTGAATAGTTCCCACCTCCTACTACTTGTTCTTGGAATGTTTTAACGTCTATCAAAAGTGTTTCCTGTGTTTCTAAGTTGTATGCAATTAAATCTATAGGCCCAGAACACCCAGCATTCCTAAACACTTCGTATCCTTCGTCCCACAACCAAGTAATTGCGTAGTGTTCTGCCAAGTCACCCTTTCGGTTATTGTCAGTATTAATGTGTTTCTGACCAGTTTCTACCGACACTGTATTCTCCTGTTAATGGACATCTCAGGTTGTAGTGGAGACCAGCAGCCTCTATGCAAGACACTGCTAATCTTCCGTACTTATCTTCCTGACCCTGTGCTACTTCAGCCTGTACCTCATCGTGGATGTTGCCTACAAAGTTATAGTCCAGCTTGTACCCCTGTGCATATTCATCTAGGATAACAAGAGCTTTCTTCATAACTATGGCACCAGCACCCTGTAGTAGCGTGTTCAGTGCTGAGTGTGCGCTACGCACCTGTAGCTGCCTACCGTCTAATCCTCTAAGGTATCCTGCTCCAGCTTTTGCTGCAACTCTCTCCGTAAGATCTCTAAGTGCTGGGAGACCATTAAGGAATCTTGCTCTAAGCGCAGAGCCAGTACGCGCATTTCCCCCGACAATCGTACCAAGTTTTGCATCTCCTGCTCCGTATAGGAATGCGTATATGAAAGTTTTAGCCTGATCTCGCGATTCAAGTCCTGCAAGTCTTTGATTGGCTGTGTGAATATCTCCGTGGAGAATTTCATTAGTGTACTCCTTGTCTCCCATGTAGTGCGCAAGCATACGTAGCTCTAGTCCACTGGCATCAAAGCCGACCAGAGAGTAGCCTTCCGGCACAGTCCAGCATGACCTGCACTCTTTGCCGTATGGAGCGCGTGTGGCAGGCACCTGTGCCAGATTAGGCTCTGAGTGCGTCATACGGCCTGTTACAGCGCCGTTGGTGTTCACTCTGCCGTGTACCCTACCGTCATCGCCAGCAGCGTCTATCCAGCTTTTTATCTGTGCTACACGCTTCTGTACCATCAGGTACTCCGCTATCAGTTGCGCTTCCGGTATGTTAGTGATCTTAGACAGTACAGACTCATCTACGATGGCGTGTCCCTTCTCTGTAAACTTTGTGGGCTTCCATCCAAAATGCTGTAAGTATCTGCCGATCTGCTGCCGTGATCCTAAGTTAAACTCAGGATAGTCTACGCGACTAAACGGGCCACAGACATCGCCCCATTGCTCGCCTAGAAACTTTAGACCTACGGCAGAGAGCGTATGATCTTTCTTACACCGTGGCGTAACTTCCTTGATAAATGTAGGGAGAGGACGAAAGGTGTCCTGTACTTTGTCTTCCAGTTCATATTTTTTTTCCTTTAGCAGAGCTAATAGTTGGTGTGCATATTTTAGATCCAGTAGCCAGCCTAGCCTGACCTGTCTGGCGGTTATCCGCTGCACTTCATGTTCTAGTTCTATTGAGGACACATCGAAACCATCCAGTTCTTTTAGTAGGTGCTGGTACAGTTTTTCAGTTACTTCAACATCGCGTACACAATACTTTTCCATCTCAGGCGACAAGCACGACCAATCAGTATGGTCACCTTTAGAAAACCCAAGACGCTCACCCCATGCGCGCAGGCTGTGTCCTCCTTCGCGGTTAGGGCTACTTAGGCGTGACATGACCAACGTATCCTGTATACGCTCACGGTCTACCTTGATTCCCCATAGGCGCTCCAGTACA